TCTATTAGGTCATCTTCGCCGGTGATGTTTACGGCGCGGGCATAAAGCCGAAATTCTTCACGGCTGATAATGATAGCCGGGGTAACCGCCGTTAGTGTATGGTCTATTCTCATGCTTCAAAGTTACGGCATAAGAAAGCCCCGCATTACACGGGGCTGCCACCAAACACCTAAACAGACATGAAAACATGAAAGTAAGCTAACGCAAAGATAGGGCAATAAAAAAGAGGCCGGAGCCTCTAAGAACAAAGCCCGGTAGGGCTTGCTGCTAAGATTAGCAGACCGGGAATTTATCCGCGCTATCCCAGCGGAACATACCCGCAGGAGTTCTAAAGGAAGAGCCTTTAAGCTCTTCAAAGCTGGCGGCTAAATCGCCGTCTACGCTGCGGACGATTGCAGCAGCACGCTCAGCGCATTCAGCAGGGTTATACCCCTTAGCGGCTAACCGAACGAACTCGTCCGAGTAAATCCGCTGAGCAAGGGGAAGAGCGTTCCAGCGGCCAAAAGAAGAAGAAACAGAAGCCATAGTTTTGGGCTTTTGTGCCCTGAAAGACGGGCCGTCTGAAAATACAAAAGGGTATTTGTCTGCTTGTTTCATGTGGCTAATGTGCGAAGAGTTAGAATACCCTACAAGCATTTTAACATTTGCGCCCAGACTTTAACATTTGAGCATAAAAAAAGGGGACCGAAGCCCCCTTAGTAATTACTCAAGCTACTACTATGTAGGAGTAATGATGTACTTGACGTTCGCGTACGTGTCGGTAAATACCGCGTTATCGTGCTTACGAACGTGCGCCAGGCGCTCCTCTACGCGGACAGTAACCAAATTCTTCTGAGCGTTGTCAGAATCTTGAGGGAAGAACTGTACGGAAGGTGCAGAACGCTGGAACAGCTGAGACGCTGCGGCCTTGTCGAACACGAAGAACGAACCTTCAGCTACTGCTGAGCTGTGATAAACAGGCATACCGAAGAGGGTATAAGTGTTCTGAACAGCGTCAAAGTAGTAAGGCGCTACATACTGGCCGTTAGATCCCTTAGAACCGATCATAGCGAAGAAGTCGGTAGGGTTAACCATTACGCAGTCGGCCATGAAGTCCTGAGAAGCCAAGTAGCCGGAAGCAGCTTGGATGCAGTCCCAGTTGTTAGGCTCGGCCCAGTTGGCTGTAGTGCTGAGGTCGTTAGAGTCAGCAGCAGCGGCGGCAAGTCCGTAAAGGTTAGTACCTGTTCCGTCCCCGGTCAAAAGCTGGCTATCTTCCTGGTTCATCAGCAAACGAGTAAGCTCGTAAGAAAGGTAGGAAGTCATGCCGCTGATATCGTCAAGCATCTGCGTAGAGATACGAGCGAAAGCAGCGATAACCTGAGCGTTGAAAGTCTGCTCGGCCATATCCTTGTCTACCTGGCTCTTTGCGTTGCCCTCGGTCTGGTTGCCGGCTGTGCCTTCGCCGCCAGTAACCTTAGCGTAGCGTACGCTGTCTCCGATCATTGTTCCCTGGGGAATGAAGTTACGGACACGGTTAGGACGGTCTACGTCTGGCAAGATTGGAAGGCGTGTCTGCTCGGCTACGTCTCCAGTAGTAGAAGCTGCAAAGGTCATAGTACCTACAGCCTTAGTCAGCATACCGGGGATACGAATACCCTTATGAATTGAAGGATCGTTCTTGTACGCCTCGTACTCTGGGTTCTCTACGATGGACTTAGCCATAGCCTCGGAAGTAGTCAGCTCGGCCGCCTTTGTTGTAGACATACCGTTCTTGGTAAGCTCCTTCAGACGAGCGTCCAGCTTGTCGCTGTGCTTCTGTACTTCTTCGCTGTTGCCTTGTACCTCTTTAACCAGGTCGGTCAGCTTGTCAATTTGGCTGCTGTAGTCAGCTTGGCCCTTGGTGATTGCATCAATGCGGCCGTTCAGCTCTTCTCTGGTTTTTTCTACAGAGCTGGAAACGTCCGAAGCAATCTTGTTCAATTGTTCTTCTGCGTTCATTTTAGACAGATTTAAGAAACATTCATTTATTCAGATTAATGCGGTTCCAAATGTCCAGCAGATTCGGCTCGGTCTCTTCTGAGTGCTGTTGCGGCTCATCCGTTACGAGTGAACTAAGCGCCTTCTGTATTTGGGTGCATTCGATCTCAAGTTGTGTAAAAGCCTCGTCCGTCAGGGTAGAACCCGAACGAAGTAGCTTTTGCATTTTGCCCAGGCGTTCTACAAGGTTACTAACCTCGTCCCCGGACTTTACCGATACTGTAGGGGTTTCGGCGTTGGCCCCTATGACCACGCTGGAACCTTCCCACAATTTAGCTTCTGTAATGGTGCGGACCCGCTCATACTTGGGCTTCTCTTCATCGTCCATCTCGTAAGCCATCTTAACAATAGAAAAGCCTACGGAATGCTCGTTAATTATTCCAGCCTCGTAATAGGCCATAACGTCCCGGCCCTTTGCACTATCGACCAGCTTAGAAACAAAGTATAGGCCGTAGTCATCTTCTGCAAGCTCCATGAGCTTACCGATAGGCTCGTAACTGCTATGACTCCAAAGGTGAGCAATACGCCCTTTACCGTTGGGTCCATTCTCAGCAATAGACTTAGAATAAGCGCCGCGGGCCATTACATCGTTATGGCTGTCTACGTTCCCAAACTTAGAGAAGTAGCCAGATACTACGCCCTTTTTTCCGTCCACGTCTTTGACGATCATTGACGGATCATTAAAGCCCTTATGCAATAGCGTACCGCTCATACTCTTTTCTTCTTCGTCTATTATACTCTTACTCCAACGCTTCCCGGCCAAGCCGCCCCACAACAAATACGAAATAGTCCCGCAGGCTTTCGTATCATTCTCGTCATAGTAGGTCTCTGCCCTGCTCAGATAACTGTACATCCGTTTAACGGTGTCGTAAGTTATCGCCTCTTTATTGGCCAGCTGCTGCGCTCTGACCTTACCTACCTGAGTGGCGCACCTATTGTTTACAGCTTCGTTAAGCTCTATCCCCCTCTTCGCGTTATTACTTACCGCCTCCGGATAGTTCTTATAGGTCTTAGCCATTTCGATACAAAATTACATAGAGTAAAAAACTACATTTCACTAAACATCGGCTGCCCATCGTCCCGGACAAAGGCCACAGTACAGCGACAATTACAGCGGTTTTTAGCTTCTCCGTTAGGGTCCCCTGGGCGCATCATCTTAATGCCTTGCACGTTAAAAGGTTTGTCCCGGTCCACGGTCTGCCCGTTCATTACTACATGATCGGCGGCATCCGGCGGTATAGTTCGCGTACGGCTATCTATTCGGGCTATCCATACTTTTTTAAGCTGTAGCCCTAACTCATCCGCTATGCTTTGGCCTCCCGTGTCTATTCCGTAGTTGGACGCTGTTAGAACCTCGGTCCGTGCTATTAGTTCGCTTCGCCACTTGGATATATTGCGCCATTCAATAGGAACGCGCTTATTTAGCTGTTCCATAGTTTCAAATATGCTTAGACCCTCGTCTAAACTTTCGGCTATGATCCGTTGAATTATCCGCTTGGCCGCTACTTGGCTGCTGCCTATAATGGAGGTTATATAAGTGGCCGCCTCGGTGTCTACATACTCTAACATCTGAGCTGTCCATATATATTGAAAGTCCTCTAAGGTCATTTCCTTAGAGCTGTCTGCCTCTCGCTTAATCTGATTGTAGGAGCCGGTCGCGAAGTCTACGCCTACTTCTTGGTACAAGTCAACGAAAGCCGCTTTTAGATCGTCCCTGCGGACCAGAGTAGTAACAGCGCTTAGAACCGCCTGCGGGTCTGTAGCTAACTTCAGATACTCTAAGAGGTTTGCTATCTGGTCGTTTAGCGCCTTGTTAAAGACCTTGTTATACTTGCGGACATAGCGCCCCCGCTTGCGGTCATTACGGGTCCAGTACTTGGCCCCTTCGCGTTTAGTCATTCGGCAAGCTATCGCCGTTTATCTGCTCGGCTATTTGTGGGGCATCTAACCCACTTAAGGAAATAGGAACACGGCCAGCGGGCATATATATTTCGTCCATCATTGGGTCCGCTTCTCTTTCGTAGCCCATCTTCTCGCGGGCCTCGTTTGGAGTAAGCCAGTAAGAGACGTTAAGCCAGTTGGCCAGTTCCTGCATATCCGGCTGAAGCTCGTTTATATTGCTTTGGTCTACTTTAAAATAGACGTCTCGCCCTTTGAGGTCTGGGTACTTTGGTAAGAGCTTACGAGACAGTTTGCCGTAGATGCGGTCGGCCATAGGCAGTACGGCGTCTGTATACATCTGCTTACGCGCTTCCTTTAGGTTGCTGTAGGTCTTGCCTATCTCGCTATTAAATAGCTGGCTTGGCACATGGTACACGTTGCAGACATCTACTAACGTCATCTTCAGCGTGTCCATTATGGCCAGGTCCACGGCGGACAGACCGAAGTTGATATACCCCAAGTTACCCGAGGTTACGGCTATGGTCCCGCTGTTCTTCGTGCCGCTCATCTTTCTGAACTTGGCTTCAAGGTTCCTTTGCTGTACCTCGGTTAGAGTATCGGTTATACCCTCCATACCCTTATCATACAGTACGCCCGGAGGTCCTAAGTTTTCCAAGCCCTTTTTATTGGCCTCGTAACCGCTGTTCCCGGTTTCAATAGAACGCCAAGCCGAACGGATCGGACTCATGCCGTACCGCTCTTGCCCATCGCCGTAGATGTATTGGGCGTTCTTGAAATGTATGATTTCGTCAGTAGTAAACTCGGCGCCCTCTACATTCCCCCAGAGGCTCATAGTATAACCGGCTACGGGTGTCCCCATATCGCCGCCTACTACGTCCATGAACTGAGACGGAAGAACGTACATATTTATCGGCCGCCCCGCGTTAGGTCCATCGGCCGGAGAAGTGCAGTAGTCGTAAGCGTTTCCAGTAATAAGTAGATAGCCGGCCAGCTGCTCTATGAAATCGAACTTGCTTTGTTCTTCGTTGGGTTCGTATATGAGCTTTAGCGCCGGGTGATCTAATTCTACTTGCTCCCCTTGTACGTTCTCGATTAACTTAACATCCAGCGCGGCGGTCTTTTGAGCTATTGCACTAACTACGGCGAATACATCGGGGTTTCTTGCATACCCTTGTTCTACGTAGTTCTGTACATTGTCATCGTTCCAAATTGGCCCCCTGCCCAGGTAGGAAAGTGCGGCGAAATACTTGTTAGTGATTCTTTCGGCCTCTTCAATTTGTTGAAGGGTTCGCGCTGGTGCGAATCCAATAGCCTTCTGTAGCCGTTGTAAAAAGGTCATATATATACTTCCCTGGGTTTAACGCTGTTTGCGTATAGTATCGCGTCCATCGAATGGTCGAAGGCATCTATAGGCCGCTCTGGACTTCTCGGCTTACCGTCTTTGTCCATCTCCCAAGCGTACCACGTTACCTCTTCCCAGATGTTTCTACTATTCGCAGTTACAAAGATACTTAACCTCTTAAGGTCTAAAATCGCATGGCGTTTGTAGTCTTTACTCTTCTTTACGCCTATGGCTTTAAAGCCGTAGCGCTTAAGCTCGGTAATACTTCTCGGCTCGGCTGAATCGCATATAAGGGTATCGCCTCCGTCTATTCCCGCCTTTCTCATCCGGTCGGCTAATAGGTCCAAGGTTAGGCCCTTCTCGTATACTATCTCTTCCACGTATCGGCGGTCGTTCTTACGGCCGAGCTTGACCACGCAGGTAGGGTCATTGGTAAACCCGAAGTCTACGCCGTAGGTAATTGAACTACATTCCGTCCAGTCTATTTCTTGGACCTTCTGCCAGGTAGTGTATATCTGTCCCTTTCTTCCTGCTGACCTTTTGCCCTCGCCGTATACCTTCCAGTAGTCGGGGTCCACATCTTTAAAGCGTTCTATTTCGGCTATGACCACGTCCGAAAGGTGCGGGTTGTCCTTGTAGGTAGTTATTAGGGTTTCGCAGTCCTTGCGGGTTTGTACCTCGTCATAAATCCAATGCATAGGATCGGACGGGTTGAAGTCGATAACCGCGCAGGCCGTAGTTCTAAACAGCATTTGGTTCCAGCCCTCTAATGTTATCTCGTTGCACTCGTTAATAAACAGCAAGTCCCTTTTACGCCCTCGGACCTTTTGCGGCTGGTCTAATGAAATAAACTCTATTAAGTTCCCTTCCAGTAGATACGTACTCTCGGTCTTGTTATGGTTCTCTACCCGGTAGGCGTCAAAGCTGTTCAGTATGTCTATGAAGTCCCTGAGTACAGACCCACGTATAGCTGGATAAGTTGCCCTGGCTATGGTTATTACCATGCCCGCGTTAGGGTACTTATAACAAAGCTCTATAAGAAACTGTATAGCGCTGAAAGTCTTACCCGATCGCGTACCCCCTTGTAAGACCAGTATACGTTTGGTTAGGTAGTTGTCCCGTAAAAACTTAAGGTTAGGATTTACCTTCATTATCCAGCATCCAAGGCGGTACTATCTTTTCTAATTGCTGTACGTCTGCCTGCACCTTAACGTCTGGCCGTCCGAACAGACGGTCGAATACTTCCTTTTGTGCCTTTATATCGCCTTCTTCAGCGGCCTGCAATACCTTAAGCCAGATAGCCCGTAGCTGTTCGTCTGTTACGTTCTCCCTAAAGAAGTTCCTATAAGGGTTCTTCCGCCTATCTACCCCTTTCGCCTTTGTGCTGTGTCCCGCCATAATAGATTGTAACTATTATACAAAATTAGGCGTAGTCCTTATAATGCCTTTTGCAGCTCTTCAAGCTCGCACCATTCTAAATGTAGGTATTCTACAAATAGCTCATCCCAGTAGGGCCAATCATCAACGTCAATTCCTTTAAATATGGTTATGGACTCCACTGTCTCTTCGGTGTCCATGTCCGTTATTAAACCAAACTTGCCTATACCGGTTTTAAATTCCACTTCACCGTCTAAGCTTATTTCTTCCCATTGCATCCAAACGGGCTTAGTTTCTACGCAAGTGTCGTTATTACCGTGCCTTTTGTTAAAATGCACCCCTCCATTATCAAACCATTCCAGGTCTTTCTTTTGCTCTTCTGTTTTCATTTGTTTGATTTATTTAGTTGTTAAGCGTAGTCCTCTACTATCTCTAAAAGCCTCGGTATACGCGCCGCCCATCTATGGTACTCGTACGTATAGTCCGCTACTTGTTTGGGGTTTGGCATCTCTTCGGTCCAATGGCCTGGGTAGCCTATGAAGCTTAAAGGGTGTTCCGCTGTTATGTCGGTTTCTCCCATCTGGCAAATAATAGCCCCGCAAGCCTGCGCCCTTATTACCCTATCGGAATAGAATAACGGCCGGTCGAAGTGGTCCAGGTTCAACGCCCAGCGGTTTGTATTGTAAATAATGCGCTCGGTCTTTGGTGTCGTTCGTCCGTTCTTGTTCTTTGGCCAGTTACCGCCGAATACTCTTAGGCCCTTGTCCATGTACTTAAATACTACCTCTTCGCGCCTTGCACTTTCGGGGAATCGGTTTCTGTAATTGTTACCCAAGAATACTACGCCCTCGCCTCTTCGCTCCCTTCCGTCCAAGTAGTATACATCGGGATCGTAGCCGATTTGCAAGTAGTCGGCCGGCAGTCCTTTCTCTTTAAACTTGTCTATATCCGTTTGGTTAGTGAACAGCGTTACGTTGAAAGCGTCCCCCAGTTCCAGATACCAGTCTATATTCTCCCTTACATCGCCGGTCCAGTTAATTACTACGCAGCCCATTGCTCTAAGGCTCTCTACTAACCGGGCTTCTACTATTCCGGGCGTCTGTATCTGCATGAATACAACATCGGGTAAAAAGCTCTGGGCTTCCTTTAGGACCATTTTAGTAAGGTAGATCAGTTGGGCGCTCGGTATCTCCCGCCAGTTTATCCGGTGTACATCATGTCCTAACCCTCTCAGGGCTTTGTCGATTTCGGGGCCTCCGAGGCCTACGTGTAAAACTCTCATAGCTGTATTGGTCTTAAAAGTTTGTACGGTGCGGGTATCTTTTCCTTTTCCCGGTCGTACGTTCTGAACTTGGATTCGTGTTTATGGTAGGTCTTAATGGATAGGCAAGGGTTTGTTATAGCGTACCCGGCTTCCCATATCTCGTACGCTATCCGGTTATCGCATCCAGCAACGCCCAGGCGGAAGTCTATAGGCTGCTTTAGTAGTCGGTCTTTTACAGACCCTTTGAATATCCAAACGTCCTGCGACCACCAAGGCCGGCCCCATAGTTTGCCCCTTTCGTATCTCGTTAATGCGTAGCAGTCGTTAGGCTGCATCTTGTCGCAGAGCTTTATACTGTCATCGAAGTATATATCTGAATTGGCTACTATGTTAATAGCATCCTCAGAGCAAAGGGTAAAGAGGTCTTTATAGGTTGGTCGGCCCTTGGGCATTATTACCGTATCGAACCTTTCCCGGTTTAGTCTTTCGCAGTATCTAAGCTCTTCGTTTCTTCTTGGCTCTGGAGCTTCCCAATAGGGTGTGATCAGTTGGTATTTCATAATAGGCGCAGCTGGCTTATATGTGTGTTATACCTATTTACGGCGGCGGCATGGTACTCTTTGTCTATTTCCCACGCATCTAATGAAAAGCCCCCATCATGACAAGCTATAGCAATACTACCCGAACCGAAATGCGTGTCCAGTATCTTATCTCCCTCCTTTGCGTAGTTCTTTAAGAGCCACTTGTAGAGGGCTACGGGTTTTTGGGTGGGGTGTATTCTCACTTCTTTATTTTTCATATCCTGTTGGACCATTCCATTCCAACGCCATTTAAACATTCGTGCCCCACCTTTTTTACTACACCAAGCACTTTCACAGTCCGAGAAGTTACCACTATTGTCTTTGTCCCAAACTATATAAGAAGGGCACTCATTCAAATAGCACACAAAATAATTCCAGCCCCAAATGATTTGATTTGTAGATACTCGCCTCAGTTGGCTAAAGTATTCGCTCGTTGGGATTGCGGAATCCCATTCTTTAGAACCGTAATCTTTAGCCTTTCCAGCGTTATTTCCGCCAACTTTCCCGCCTTTAGCAATATCAATTCCGTAAGGCGGATCAACAATAGCAAGGTCGTAGGCGTTATCCTCCATCTTGGACATAGCCTCCACGCAGTCGCCTAAGTTTAGGTTTATCATATTACTCTAAGACGTTTACAGCCTTTCAGATAGTACCCGCCCTCAAAGAGTTGCGCTATTACTTCCAGGCGTCTTATTTGGTTTACGCTTAGATCGTGCTGGTCCAGGTCCGCTAACCTATCGTCCGTTTTGCCCGGTCCCTTAAATAGTGCCGTATGTACTTCTTGCCGGAAGTCCTCGTATAGCATTATATGGCTAATCGGATAGGTTAAAAATTCTTTAGGGGTCATCTTGAAGGCCCGCCAAGCTCTGCAAGCTGTTAGGTACATTTGGAGTCTTCTATGTTCCCTAAAGTTCACAGAACTAAGCTACTAATTTCGGCGGTCGTATAAACTCAGGGTAGGAAGGTTGCCTATTTGGTCATAGTAGGCGCACATAATAGCCGCCTTGTTTATTACCTCCGGGTCTTCTTTTACTTCGCCCCTTGTATTCCTGGCCTTTATTACTTCTTCCCAGGCACCGGGGTTCATGTTGGCCATGTCCTTAGCGCTTACCTTTTGTACCCAGTAGTCGGTAGGTTCGGTCGGTAGGCTTATGCCGTAGTCCCGCGCAGTTACCCAGGCGGACCAGAGTTTACGCGCTATTATGCTGCTGTGCTTGTTCCCTTGTATGGAGCTACGAAAGACATTTAACCCATTGGCTAAGGCTTGGACTGCCTCGGTGTGCTTCTCTTCCCTTGTAAATTCTTTCTTTACTGCCTTCGGTTTGTCTTTCTCAAGTTTAACGCCCGATCCTTTAAACTCCTGGAACTCTCTTAATACCTCGCCTATAAAGTGCGCGTTTAGGTTCCGGGGTCTGCGGAGCTGCTTGAACATTCCGTTAGACCAGTTTCTAAAAGCGTACTGAAGGTCTGCATAACTAACCGAGCCATGGAACTGCTTAAGGTCTACAATGATCTCGGCTACTATATCCAAGTTAGGCAGGGTTATGTCGTTCTTTCTGCATACGGCGCTAAAGAACTCGGTAAGCTCGCTTACGCTTTTGCCTTGTATTCGTTCGTTCATCTCTCTTTTATGTTTAGGTCTTTTAAGGTCTTAAGTTTTGCCGCTGCTAATTGCTTGGCGTCCCACTTTATGGGAAGGCTAACTAAAGACCGTAAGTTACTTTCTTCAGTTCTTAGCTGCCTACGGTCTAAGCCGCTTAAGTACGCTTTGTATTCGTCTGTCATGGCTGCGCTTGTCTTTCTCTTTCTATGCGTTCGGCTATGGCTGCTACTTGGCTTATCATGTCCGCCTCTTTTCGTTGCTCTCTATTGTCCTCCCTCCAGCGTTCGAGCTGTTGAGGTCTTAGGATAAAGTCCAAGGTAAGCCATTTATACCCGCTCTCTGAATGGTGCGGATCTGATGCAGCGTTATTTATCGCGGTCGTTATCTCTTCCAAGGTATAGCCCTCCCTTATTCGGGCGTTAAAGTGCTTTATAGCGGTCTTTGCTACTTCGCTGCGCTTGCTCTTTATGGTTCTTCCGGTAGCCTGGGTCCATCTCTCTATATAGCTGTCGAAGGCATCCGGCTGAGGTAACTCGTTAGAGTTACTAATATTATTTATTACACTAACACTATCACTTACACTAACACTTACACTATCACTTACAGCTACGTTTGCTACCTTTTGCTTGTTTTTGCTACCTTTTGCTAAGTTTGCTTGCTTTTGTAGCCCCCCTTTCCTTCCTGCCTCGGCTCTTACTTGCCGCTTGTCCTCCCACTTTTTTAAGTCCTCTTTAAGGAATCGCTGTATAGGCTTCCAAGCCGTAAGTAATAACCGGTCCTCTAATACCGGGTCCTGGTCATTAACGTACTGTAGGATATGCTTAAAGAGCTTCCCCAGCTCTTCGTCTGTCAAATGATCTACGCTACTGAGTAGGTCCGCATAAAGAACGAAGGACCTTTTATACCTCGCCATAAATAAAAGAACCCCTGCTAAGGCCGCTTGGCTTGCGGTAACTACCAAGGCAGGCAAGTGTGCCGAGGTAGCCGAGTTCCTTAGAGGGGATTTTTGAAGTGTTCTGAATCATAACTTGCCGTTGAGGTTCGCCAGTTCCTCGCTACAAAGATACTAAGGGCAAAGGGTCAAATAAGGCTAAGCTGGTTTTGACTTTCTATAACGCTTTGCACGTTTTTAACTGCCAAGTCATAATAGCTCTTTTTTAATTCTATACCAATTCCCCTACGGCCCATCTTTAAGGCCTGGTACACTTCAGATCCTATACCCATGAAAGGTGTAAATACAGTATCTCCAGGATTTGTATAAAGCAAAATAAGGCGCTCTATCGTGGGTAACTGCAACGGGCAAATATGCTTTTCGTCTTTTTCGTCCCGTGCAGATCTAAATTGCAAAGTATCGCTATAGTCTATATCCATCCATACCGGACTTGCAATTTTCTGCCAAAGATCTACCGGCATATCTCTATTTGTAACTGGATCTATTCTCTCGCCGTCTTTTCTAAAAATTAGCACATAGTCCGGTATTCCTACCCTGCTCATAGTGCTGTCCTTTTTTATTTGCTTATGAAGCAAGCCCAGCGCTTTAGTTCTTTGCATTTCTATTACCGGGTCCTTCCATATCGTTACGCGTGAATGGTAAATAAATCCTTCATCTTGAAAAGAATCTATAAGCATGCCGCTAAAGTCTCTAAGGCCTATATAACCCTCTTTCCCCTTCTGTATAGGTAAATCCATACAATGCACGGCAATATTCCTACCTGGCTTTAAAACTCGGAACAGTTCTTTTGTCAAATGCTTAAAAGCAGTTAAAAACTCTTTGTAGTCTTTTGAATTACCCATATCCTCGACATTATTGGAGTAAGTGTAAAGCTCTGCGAAAGGAGGGCTAAAAACAGAAAAACCTACAGATTCAGATTCTATCTCTGATATTCTTTGTACGCAGTCTCCGCGCATCAGGGTGTATTTATCAGTCGTTTGCTTTTCTTCTGAATTTCCAAACTCAACTGAAGAACCTTGATTCAAGTTTGAGGTAATTACGCTGGTCATTTGTTTCTGCATTTTTTCAAATTGTTTCTGCTTTCTATTGATAGATTCTACTACGTTTTGCATTGTGTCTGTAGTAATCAAGTATATATTTACTTCATTAGTTTGCCCAAATCTATAGGACCTTCTAATAGCTTGGTACAGACCCTCAAAGCTAAAATCTAAACTTGCAAATACCTGATTACGGCAATTTTGGTAATTCAAGCCAAACTGAGCTATTTTAGTTTTAGTTATTAAAACTCTAAACTCACCTTTAGCAAAACCCAAAAGCCTACTTTCTTTTATATCTGGCTTGTCGTTTCCTTTTACCTCTACCGCATCTGGTATAAGAGATCTTAATAACTCACCTTCTTCATTATGCTTTATCCACACTATAAAGTTTTCCGAGCTTGAGTTTACTATTTCAGCTACCTCAGTCATGCGCTGTACTTTGGTCAGTCTCAGCTCTTGATTGAAGTTAGTAGCGCTTATAGCAGTTTCATTAAACAGCTGACCATTATCGCGCTTTTGAGTTTCTATTTTCTTCTCCTTTAAGTTCAGAGGCGGCAAGTTGTATCCAGTCATCTCATACCCTATATCGTTTGGATTACTGAGCATTATAGACCAAGACCCTACCCACTTGTAAAACTCGTCCTGAGCATGTCCTTTAAGTCTCCATTTAGAGGTATTGCCCCCATCATGAACAAAATACATAGACAGCATTTCGTTTCTACCCATGACATTTAGAAACTCGCTATGGTTTCCTATTTCCATAGGATCATTTGGAGACGGTGTAGCAGTACAAGCTAATTTGTAAGGCGTATGACTAAAGGAATTTACTATAAGCTCTTTTGTCTTGCCTTCAAAATTCTTTAGTATAGAGCTTTCATCTAATACAACTCCGGAAAACTGACTGCAATCTATATTTTCCAATTGTTCATAGTTAGTTATATAGACGTGCGGTCCGTAAACATCGGACTGTATTTTTTCTACTGCTATGCCGAATTTGATGCCTTCTTGTATAGTTTGGCCACTTACGGCCAAAGGCGCTAAAATCAAAACTGGGCTATTAGTGTGCTGTGCTACTTGGTTAGCCCATTCTAATTGCATCAAAGTTTTACCTAAACCACAATCGGCAAAGACTGCATAACGGCCAGCTAATAAAGCCCGCTGCACTATAAATCTTTGAAAAGGGAATAAGTTAGTATTTAACCGTGATGCGTCTATTTCAAAACCTGCCTGCTGCACGGTTTTAACCTTTGATTGTAAAAAGTCTGCGTATTTCATTTATCCTGCTCTTTTAACAATTTGACCCATTCGATATGCTGGACCAGGGCCAGGCGTTCCCATTCCTGGAACCCGGCGGCGTTAATTTGCTCTATTAAGTGGTCCAGCTCTTTGTTCGTGCGCTCGCTCAGCCCGTGGCTAATCTCCGTGCGTAAATCGTGTCTTATCGCGCTTATCATTCTTCCAGGTCTTTATAGTATCCGACATAGTAGAGAAATTGGATAAGCACGTAGGCCACGAAGGTTAGAAGTATAGCCGTTTCTATAGTGAACCAAAGCAGGTCCATAAAAAACTGCGCTACGTATAGGCTATCCTCGTCCGTTAGGACCCAATAGATCGAACCGAGCAGCCCAAACGTTACGATAAAGGCTCCAAGGATTAAAAAGGTTCTTTTATTCATTGCTGAAAAAGTCGTTAAAGGTTATTAGGTGAAAGCTCTGGCCGGGCATCATTATGTACCAAACCGTAAGAGCCGTTAGTAGGGTAAGCTCATGCGGCCTAACCTTAGTACGAAGTTCGGGCAGTATAATGTCCGCGTGTTTATACGCTTCTATTTTAGCGCGGTTCTCTTCGCTCATCTTACTAAATACGCTTCTCTGTATCATCGGGCGGAAAAGTATAGGTTAGCCTTGCAGTCCTCTTCGCTAAGGTCCTCTATCTCTAAGATAGCTTCGTACTCAGCGCGGTACATAAATTCGCCGTGATCCTCTAAGCCGAAGCCGTAAAGGTCTACTACTTCCTTAGATTCTTTGTAAATCTCGTTTACAATGTCGCGCCCTGCGTAGTGCGTTTCATTGACTACCTCCCGGAAGTGTTCCATATAAATAGTAGCCGTGCCGGTTATCATTACAGTGATGCCGGGCGAGTGCCTACTATCTACGGGTATTACGTCCAGTTTATACTCTACTTCCACGGACGATACTTCAGCGTCTGCGGGTAAGCCCTGGATATGCCAGGTTCTAAGCATTTGTTTAATCATGGTTTAATGTATTTGGTTAGGGCGAATATAAACAAGTTTTTAGATAGCCGTCTAATTTTAACATTTCGTCCGCGTTTTAACACTTTTTACCCCTTTTTGCGAAAAGTTAGAAAAGCTCTTTATATTTGTGGCTCACCAAACTCTAACCAATGGACAGTAAAAAAGCAGTCCCGCAAATCCGAAAGGAAGAGGTAATAAAGGTTAAAGACAGTTTAGCCTTGGACCTTGAGCAAATCAATTTCTTTCTCAAACGAACCCCGCCCAGGTACACCCGCAAACGTCCAGCGAAAGGCGGCGGCCAATGGACCTATGTAAGTGGAGGCTATGTAAAGAAGGTTCTAAATCTGGCCTTTGGCTGGGACTGGGACTTTGAAATAGTGGACGAGATTGTAAACCTTGAGGCCCGGCAAGTAATCGTTAAGGGACGCCTAACGGTCCGCAGTAACGAGAAGTCTATAGTTAAAATGCAATACGGGCGGCAAGATCTAAAGTTCAGAAAGGGAACCGACACGCCGTTAGACCTGGGCAACGATCTAAAAGGTGCGGCTACGGATGCGCTGAAGAAGTGCGCGGCGGACCTTGGTATAGCGGCGGACATTTACAACCCTGAGGAATACAAAGAGATGGAAATAGTAGAAGGGGAAGTATTAAGCCAGGACGAGGTTAATAGAGAAGAAGAGGCAAAGAGAACGGCGCAATGGATCGCGGCTAATCCTTGGGACATTGTAAAGGCATCTATTACCCCGCAGGAACTATCGAACCCAATCATTAACGAAGCATTCACTAAAAAGCGCGGAGCATGAAAGCATTCAAGATAAGAGCAAGCGAGGCGGGCAAGATTATGGGCAGCCCCAAAAAGAACGAGTTACCCGTAGGCGCTCAGACCTATTTAAGGGAATGGTATATATCTGAGAAGTACGGCCGCCGTATGCCGGTACGCACGGACCAGATGGACAAAGGCATACGCTGCGAAGAGCAAAGCATAAGCCTTCTTCAGTTGGTCGAAGAGAATCAAATACTGTACAAAAAGAACGACAAGAACCTAACCAACAAATGGGCCACGGGTACGCCTGACCTTTTAACG